TGTTCTTAGAACCTTTGGGTCGTCCACGCTTGGATGGTGTCTTTTGTTCTGTGGACTCGTCCATCAACAACGACCACCAATAAGAGAGCGATAACCATTTCATTTTGTCAATCCTTTTGCCTTTTCTACCGTTCTTAGCCCACCAATTCCGAGCATGCCTCCCAAGACTGTAAGAAGTGTACCCATATCAAACTCAGGTAAATCAGGTAGATCTACCCCAGAGGCTGTTAAAACAAAAACTAGCAGGGGTTGAAGCACGAAGTGGTATCCAAACGCGATTGCACATATCCACCCAACCGCTGGTCGCCAACCCCCCTTGAACAAACTGCCAGAGGCCGCTTCAGCCTTGTTGATCTCTAACTGAGCGAGCAACGCCTGCTGGGCATGGGTATCGGACATGGTCGCTATCTCATGGGCCAGCTTGGCTTTCATGTCCGAGTCAGGGATTACCTTGTCTAAGATCCCAGACACAGGCCCAATCAAAGAAGCAATTAAACTCATTTCTGTGGCTCCCTATCATCATAGCTTATAGACGCTTTCTTCTTATCTGCATTTGCAGAATATGCGTTAAACCCCATGTAGGCAGCGACAACCCCAGATGCCGCGATAACGTAAACAGAGGCTATATCTGTAATTAAAGTTGCAGCTTTGTCAAAACCTAGCACCGAAGCAAAAAGAATAATGAATGGATAGATTAACATCCCGGCCAAGGCAAAACCTGTGAACCTACGCTCTGCATTACGCTTTAAATCTTGGTCGTGTATCTCAAGCCTACGATCTTCAAGCGCAAGTAAGTTCCATTCGGTGCGCTCAATGGTTGAGTTATTGTTTAGATCTGCCTTGTCGAACTCTGTCATTTTTGTTGCCTCGCGTAACTTATAGCAATGTGCCTATCTACAGTTATTATAACTACTTTTCCACGTTTGTCATATACAACGTATTTTCCTAATTTATTTTGGTATAATCTCACCCATTAGCCCACCGATCTGCACCCCAGATCAACAGTGCCGTTCCGGCCACAAAAATTACAACACCAACAACAACCGACAAAATATAAAACACACGGTCTCTGTGAGCAGCTTGAGCTTCCAGAGCTTCCTTCTGCCGAACACGCGCCGCAGCGGTTTCCCTGACCACCATCGCCCACATATCAGGTGGCCCATACAAGCGGCAGGCGGACCTCAATTCCTCTTGGGCTTGCTTGTGCGCCATCTTTGCCTGCGCTATGGCAAAACCTTCTTCTTCGCTGGACGTAAGCCTGCCCAACGGTCCTTTGTGTTTTCCAGATTCTGCTAAATTTATATCAGCTTCTAACTTGGCAAGTCTACCAAACGCGGGAAGCAAGGCGTGTGTATCTTTTCCGGCCTTAATAGCTGCGCTTATGCCGCCTGCTATTTTTGTGACAGCACCCGCCAAGGCCAATACCTCAATCATGCTAAACGCCCCTTTCTTTTAAAAGGCACTATAACATGTGTATAACTTTTTAAAAAGTTAGAAAGGGCTAAGAGGGATAACCTATGTAACTTTTTCCGCGGATCGCGGCACCCGCTCCACGCATGGTCATCTTTTTAGGTTTGCTCGTATCAGCCATAGGAGCCGGAGCCGACTTGCCGTATGGAATGCGGCCTTGGCCTTTAATGTCCGCATAGCTAACCGCTTCAGGTGTTTTACCCGGCGCGGAGCCGTTTACTCTTACTTTGCCCATTAGTTATCTCCTTTGTTTAAAAATACGAGGTTTAGTACAATCTGTCAAACAGACCTTTATTGTGGGGACCCTCGTTGTTTAAGTATCTCACGTTGCATTGCAGCATCAATACGAGCCGAAGTCTGTTGCTCTTGAGATGCCAAACGTTCCTTGAACTGTTGACCGCGCATTTGCTGGCCACGGGCGTCAAGCTCAACCTTGGCTTGGTCAATCTGGTTGTCTGCCTGATCCGCTGCTGCCTTCTGCTGCATCTCAGCCTCTTTAAGCTGAACAAGTGGGTCAGGAGCGCCTGCACCTGTCATCTCGCCAGAAAGTTGTTTGACCTGCTGCAAGCCTTCAGCAATAAAGTTAGCCGTTAGCTGCTCAATTTGTAACATTTGTTCGTCATCGGCAGGCTGACCACCTTGCTGTTGAACTTGTTGTAAATATGCAACTGCGGCCTGCTCTCTCGCAGCCTGTTGTACGTGTTCCATAACATGCTTTTGTATAGAAATAGCCACTGGGGGCATCGTGCCAACAATAGGACTTGTGCCAAAGACCAAGTGCGCCTGAATGTGCGCTTGGTGGTTCTGACCCTCAAACGCCCGAAGTGGCAACATATCCAAAGCATTAATGTTCTCTTGCGCTGGATCAAGAGGTTCGGGCTCTTCTGTAGGTATAGACTTCATCAAACGGTCTACATCAACAACGCCAATCGCTTCATACATGTCCCGAAAAGCTTCGTGCATGTTGTGAATCTCTGGTGCCTGACTTGCAAGTTGTAGCTTAGTCTGAGCTAACGTAATACGCTGGGCCTGACTGAAAGCGTTTGGATTGCTAACAGGTACAACATCAATGCGGCCATCAAAGTCCGACGCCATGATAGTCTCGTCGCCGCCCGCTACAGAATACGGATATTCCTGCGGTAAACTCTCCGACATAACACGCGCAAGTATCTTAAACTCCAGCCGCATCGCATAGTGTAAACGCTTATGGACCGCGCTCATTACACGAGACCCCTGCTCCATAATCGCCATAGTAGTTCCGACGGGCGCGTTCTGATTACCCTGACCAACCTTTAAATCTGTAATGGTCGCGAACCGTTGACCCGCCTCAACAACAAAACCAAGCAGTTGAAACAACGTCTGATCCGGACCCTTGAAAGGCAGCGGCATGAGACTATCTCGGATAGCCCCGCCCGGCGCGTCCACATCTCTGAACTCTCCGGGCTGTAACGGTTCATCGTCGTCTCTGATCCGTAGTCCGCGGGCCTTGAAGCCCGCTGGGAGGTTGGACAACGTACCCGCGTCAATCAACTGTCGCAATGCCGCCGTGGCGGTTCTCGACAAACCGCCAATCGTGTGGATGAGCCCCAAGCCATAAAAACCAAAACCCGGTAAAAACTTGTAATGTGTAAAATACTGGATTTTTTTCTTCTTAGGGTCGTCCTGTTTGTAGTTCCTACGGATACTTAAAACTTGTCCATTATCCATAGAAAGCGTCACTATGTACGGTATCTTAATGCCTGTTGTTTCGCCGTCGTCATCAACTTCTTCATAACCTTCTAAATCCAAATCAACGTGACACTCTAAAATAGTGCAGTCATAATCAATCTGAGTAGGTTCAACTCCTTCAATACGGTTTAATTCTCCATCAACGCCAGTGATTTCGCGCTGGGCTGGAATAACATCCACGTCTAAATATGTCCCCATAACCTGACGTTTACGCAAATCATTCAAAGACATGCGTACAACCTGAGTAACATTGGGGCACGTGTCGAGGTCCACGGTCTCATACGGAACAACCAAGTTTTCCGCAGGAACAAACTTAGACACCGCACGATCTAACGTCTCGTCAAAATAAGTTTTCTTAAAAGTAGAACCCGCCAGCGGTAAATAAAACAACATCTGGTCCATGTCAGGAGTGTAATCCTCCATAACATCTGTAATGTAATAATTCATAAACTGTCGAACACGCTGGCCCTGCTCAACCTTCTTGCGCGTTTCTTTGCCCATCACAACTGTGCGGACGGGACCCGAAGACGGTAAAAGCTCATTAAAAGCTTGAGCCTGAAACTGAGTAGCAGCCTCGGCTAAAAGGGGGTGCGTAACCCCTGTTGATCCTCGAAACGGCTGTGTGCGCTCCTCATAGTTAAATCCAAGAAGCTCCAAACCATTAGCATACGCATCTTCCCAATCTTGACGGCCCGACTTGTTTGCGTCGTACTCAGCAAGCATCTCGCTCGAAATCCTTGACAACTCCCGGTCAGGCATCTCTTCAGCAAGGTTTGCATCAAAATCTTCCCCCTCGCCGCGCTGGTCCGCAGGATCAAAATCAATCTCAACACCACCATCCTCTGTAGGTGTTATCCCAATCTCACCAACATCATCCGCTTCAATCATAGCCATGACATTGTTTTGAGAGTCCGGTAACTCAATTTCTATCTCAGCAGCTAAATCCTCCTCATCAAATTGAGACGGGACCCCAGTGTCCATTAAACTGCTTGCGTATCCATTTTTTTCTTCAGCCATTCAACTCTCCTATGCGGTCTAATCTAAAAACTGTTGATAATTACCGCGTGTCGTATCAAAAAAACCCTCTTTGTCGCGTGGGAAATAAACATCAAAACCCTCTT